ATCGACTTCGCGCGCTTCGGCGCCTTGGCCTTGGGTGGCGGCGCGGGCTCGTCGAACTGCGCGTCGCGCTCGTCGAAGCCAACCTCGAGGCCCAGCAATCGACGCACGGCGTCGCGACTCAGCTTGTGCGCGCCGGTCTCCTTCTCGACCGTGCCGTCGTTGGCCAGGTACTCGCCCTTGCGAAGCCATCGCTGCGCTCGGTAGACGGGGCGCTGCTGCACTTCCCTGGCGACGCCTTCGCGCAGTCGCTCGCGCGCCGCGTCGTTCGCCTTCTTGTTCTCGCGCTGCAGCTCCTTCGTGCGCGCGAAGACCCAATTCGTCGCCTTCAACGTGTCGCGAGCGCGATCGGTCATCGCCTGATCGACCTGCTCGCGGTGCATCTCCTGGTAGGCCAGCCACTCCTCGTCCGTCATGCCGGCTTCCTTCTGCGTCTGGAACAGCGGCGTGATGCTGCGGATGGCCTGCGCCTGCCGCACCTGCTCGTCGCTCGCGAGCATGCGGTCGAACACCGCCCGGACCTCGTCCGTCAGAATCGGCAAGTCCTCGCCGAACTCGGCGCGGTGCGCGGCGTTCAGGCGCGAGCGGACCGCGTGGTAGATGCGCATGAGCCACACGCGGAACCGGTCGAACACGCCCTGCAGCTCGACGCTCGGCGCCTTGCCCTCGGACAGGTAGACCTCGAAGTTCGCCGCGAACGCCTCGTGATGCTTCCGCTGCTGGTCGAGCGTCATCTCGTTCCAGGTCGCGAGATCCTTGACGCCGAACCAGTCGAGCAGCGTCTGCATGTCCGCGACGAGTGCGGGCGACGGGTCGGGCGACGACGCGAGGTCGGCAAGGACCGTCAGGTAGTAGTGCGCCGACTCGTGCACGAACGACGAGGCGTCTGCCTTCTTGCCGAGTGCCGTTGCAAGGTCGCGGGCCGCGATGCTGCCGCGGAACTCGGCGCGGGAGCCCTCCTCGCCGTCTTGGCTCAGGCCATCCGGCCAGAAGCCCCACTCTTCGATGCTGTCGCCGTTGGTGAATATGTCTCGCGCGCGGACCTTCTTCTCAACGATCTGGTATTTACCGCCTAGCGCAGACTCGCCGTGTTGAACGGCGTAGTCGCGATTGATCGCAACCCAATCGCCGGGATTGACCGCTGCGTTCTCAACGTCCTTCGGAACGGCCCGGTAGATCGTCACCTCCGCGTCGGGCTTTCCCCTGAACGAGCGGATGAGAGCGAACGTCTTCGCGTCGGTCGGAGAGCGAGATCCGTAGTACTGCGCACCGCGCGGCCCGTACACGTCGTCGGGGTAGATTCGACCCTGACCGGTCACGTCGCTGAGCGGCGCTCCGTTCTCCTGATTCGGAGGCCGATGACTCCCCTGGTAATCGGGCTGCGCAAGGGGCGGCTCCTGCCACTGGTCCAGGCGAACACCGGCCTGCTTGCTGCCGCGCATCGCCTCGACGCGCATCGGGTACTTCGCCGCGAACTCCTCAGGCTGCATTCCCGTGCGCTCGGCCAGCGACGACACCATGGCGGCATGGATCTCGGCGCCGGCCCGCGCCTCGGCGTCCGGGATGGTCGCGCCGGCCTGCTTCGCCGCGGCCTTGATCTCGGCGAACTTCTGGTCGCGGATTCGCGCCTCAGCCTTCGCGCGCTGCTCCGCGACGGTCTGCTGCTCGTCCATCTTGTCGAGCAGCATCTGGCGCGTCTCCTTCGCGAACGTCTCGGCCTCGGCGGGCGAGAACCCGTCGCGGTCGAATCGCCGGTGCGGCCGCAACATGTCGCCGAATGCCGTGCCCTCGATGTGCGCCTGGTAGTCGCCGATCGGGATGGCGACATCGACCGCGGAGTGACGCAGCGACTCGAACACCGCCGGGATCTTGCGCGCGAGTTCGGCCGACGCCTTCGGAGCGATCTGCGCCGCAGCCTCCTCGCCGAGCCCGGACTTCGATGCGATCTCGGAGACCTCGGCCTTGTCGGCCTGACGCAGCGCTTCCTGGAAGTCGCCCGCATCGACGTAGACCGTGCCGACGCCGGCCTTCTGCCCCTGCACGTTGAGGGTCTTCGCGTACTCGTCGGGCGCGAGCTTCTTCAACTGCGAGCGCTCGCCGGCCTGCGCGAGATCTTCCAGTGCGCGCACCTGCGCCGCCGATCGCTGCGCCTTCCGCATGCCCGACAGCAGTTCGAGGCCCGGACCGGGCAGCGACAACAGCGCCATGCCCTTGCCGACCTTCTCCAGCGTGTCGGCGAGTTCGGCACCGAGCGGCGTGCCGGGCTTCACCGTGCCGGGAGCCGCCGCGTTCGCCTGCGCGGCCGCGCGCTGCTCGATCAGGTTGCTCGCGAGCGTCTGCGTCAGCTCGGTGCCCAATTCGGCGCCGTACGTCTTCGCGTAGGCCACCACGAACCGACCCATCGCCTTGCCGGCGGTCTCCTTCGCGAGCGTCGTCGCACCGGCGCGCGCCGCGAACTTCCCGATCGCACCCCGGAACGGTCCGAGGCCGACGAGCTGCGACAACGTCTCGAGCGACCCCTCCGCGGCGCCGGACAGAATCGCGCTCTGGTACGCGATCTCGTGCGGGATGCCGCGTTCGCGCATGTCCAGGTAGGCGTTCCCCATCTGGATGGCGCCCGACAGCGTGAACGTCGCCGCTCCGCTCGCGATCGGGAACGCCAGCGGCGCACCGGGGCCGGCGAGCGCCGAAGTCCCCGCTCCGATACCCATGGACACGGGCATCGTGCCCGCCATCTGGCCGAGGATCTGCGTCGCGTCGGCGACGAAGCCCTTCTCGTGCGCCGACTCGCGCATGAGCTGGTCGACCTCGATCAGCCGCGAATCGTCGGTCTGGTCGCCCTTGCCGAGCGCGCGCCGCAGCCCGATCCACCCGCGTTCGTTCGCAAGGTCGCCCGCCTCGAAGTTGCGCGCGAGCCAGTCGAGCGTGCCCTCGTGCGTCTTCAGGTTGCCGACGTCGTCCTTCGCCATGCGGACGAAGTTCACGTCCTGCATGCGTTCGAAGGTGCCCGGGTAGCGACGCGAGAGTTCGTAGTAGTCGGCCGCGCGCTTCCGCAGCACGCCGCGCGCGACCTCCAGGTCGTTCGGGATCTCCTCGGGCCGCTTGCCGAGCTGCCGCGCGATCTGCTGGCGCTCGGCCTCGACGGCTGGATCCGCCTGCGCCGCAGCATCGAGCACCGACGCGAACTCGCGGTCGCGCTGCTGGTCCTGCTCCCACCGCGCGCGGTACGTCGCGGTGCGGAACTGCGGCGGGTCCTGCGGGCGGGGCTTCGGTTGCGGGTCCTGCGGGATCGGGTCCTGGCTCGGGATCTTCATCGCGGCATCTCGGCAGTCGGGAACGTGACGACCGAGCCAGCGATCTCGCCGACGTCCTTCGGGTCCATGCGTTGGCGCTCCACGCCAATCCGACCTTGCGGCTCGCTGAGCCCACTCGCCTCGCGCATCGCCGCGGCGGCTTCCTCGTACGTGATGCCGTAGGCGAAGATGAGCTGATTGACCTCGTTCGCGTACGGGGTGCCGGGCTCGCCACGGAACCGCTGCGCGATGTTCGGCGGTCGCCGCTTCACTTCGCCCATCTGCGGCCGAAGGATCTGGCCGATGATCACGCTGCTCGCCTGGTAGGGGTCGCCGTAGCGCGAGAGGTCGACGCGGGCCGCGTTGTTGCGGTAGAGCTGCCGGAAGTATTCGAGGCCGCGTTCGCGCAGGTTGCGCGTGTCCTGCTGCGCCTCGACGTTCTTCGCCTGCGTCGACCGCGCGAACTCCTCGACCGCGTCGCGAAGGCCGAGCTTCCGAGGCCGCCGCCCATCGATCACCGCCGCTTGGTCCTCGTCGGCCTGCAGGTCGGCGAGGATGCGCATGGCCTCCGGGGTGCCCTGCCCGTCGAGCCCGACGAGGTGCTGCACGTCGACGTCGCCGAACGGCGTCTCGAACGCGCCGGCCTGCAACTGCGCGGGCGTCGCCAGAGCGACCGGCGTGTTGTCCTTCAACCGCTCGCCCTTCAATTCCTCGATGGCGTCGCGGTAGTGCTGCGTGGTCGGCTTTTCGCCCGGCTTGAGGTTCGCGCGCACGCGATCCCGCACCGTGATGCCGTAGCGGGTCAGCTTCTCGGCGACGTCGGGCTGCAGGCTCGACAGCGTCGCGCCGACGCGCAGATCCGGCAGGTAGCCGGCGTCCTTTGCGCCGATCTGGATCAGAAGGTCGGCGTCCTGCTTCACCGCGTCTTCGTCGCTGCCCTGGCCCGTCACGACCTTCCAGCGCGTCAGCACGGCGCCGAGGTCGTCCTCGGGCATGTGGCCGGACAGCGTGTTGATGACCTGCGCTTCGGACATCGAGCGCAGCTCCTCGTCGGCCGCGCCATAGCGGAAGTGCATGCCGACCGTCGTCAGCTTCGGCTTGCCGCCCATCTCGAACGAGCGCACGACGCCGTCGAGCTTCGCGTCGACGAGCGCGCGCTTCGTCTCCGGGTCGAGCGAGTCGACGGTGCCGCCGCTCTTCATCAGCCGGTTCTTCACGTCCTGCAGCAGCGTCGCCTTCGCCTGCGCGTCCTGCTGCTGCAGCTCGGCGTCGTTCTGGCGCATCAGCGACCACGCGGCCTTGAACTGGCCAGCCGTGAGCTTCTGCCCCTCGTACTCGGCCTTCAGGTCCGCAAACTGCGCCATGAGCGGCTTGCCGCTGGCCCCGTGGCGCAGCGACGTGTCGAGCGAGATCTTGTCGTCGTTCGCCTGCTGCACGACCTCGCCGAGCTTCGCCCGCGCCTGCGGGTCGATCTGCTCGCCGTACTTCTTCAGGTGCTCCGCGGCATCAGTCGGCCGGCCGCCAGCGACCATCGCCTGCACGGCGCTCGCGTGCACCCGCGTCACTTCCTCCATGCGCTGCAGGTTGCCGTAGTCGCTGTCGGGCGCGAAGCCTTCGAGCGTCGTGAGCCGATCGCGGTGCTCGCCCATCTTGGCGAGGTATTCGTCGAAGTCCGGCGTGCCGACGGAGCGCGCCGCAGCCTTCGCGTTCGACTGCACGGCGGAACTCTCGGTCCCCATTGTGAACGCGACCGTCTGCTTCGACTTCCACTGCCCGACGTCGAGCTCCGCGCGCCGCATCAGGTTCGTCGCCTCGCGCTCGAACAGCTCGCGCTGGCGACTGTTCGATAGCCCGTTGCGCAGCCGCACGAGCTTCTCGGTGACGCCGCGCATCGCTTCCTCGTCCTGGCCCGCGATGGCGTCCTGGCCGATCTTGCCGTGGTAGCCGGTCGTCGGGTCGTAGATGTCCGTGTTGAGCGCGTCCATGAGCGCGCCCACGGCCTCGGTCGACTTGCCCTCGTCGTGCAGCCGCTCGATCATCGACACGGCCGAGCCGGCACGCTGCAGGCCCTCACCGACGCTCTGCAGAGCCGAGCCGGTGTAGCTGCGCAGCGGTTCGGTGCCGGGTGCCGAGAAGCCGGGAGTGCTGGACGGCTGGCCGCCCGTGTTCGGAAGGGGGATCTTCATCGGTAGCGTCCTGCGCCGAGAGCCGAGCCGAGACCGCCGAGCAGCGACCCGAACGCCTCCGCCTCGGGGCGGATGCTCTTCGCGGAGCTGCGCAGGTTGCGCGCCGACACCCCGGCGATCGCGGCACGGTTGCCGAGTTCGGTGACCTGCAGGCGAGCCGCGCCCGCGTTGCGCACGCGATCGATGTTCGCGAAGTACATCGAGAGGCGCTTCGCGTACTCGACCGATTGCGTGGCCTCAGCCGCGCTGCCGGTCGACGCCTCGACGCCCGAAGCGGCCTGTGTCAGCGCGACGCCGGCCTTCTCCTGCGAGTACTGCATGCCGAGAAACGCGATGTCGACCGCGCCCTTGTCGAGCACGGCCTGCGCGTCCAGCGCCGCGTTCCGCTGGTTGATGACCGACATCGACTGTTGGAACTCGGCGTCGAGCTGCTGCGTGCGGTAGACGTGCTTCGCGTTCTGCGCCTGCGCGTAGGCCCCCGCGGCGCTGAGCAGCGAGCCGCCGATCTGCATGACGCCGCCGAAGCCGAGGCGGTCGAGCGAGCCGGCGAGACCGGTGCTCGGCGTTCCGCCGAGGTCAGGCAGTCGCCCCCAGGGCATGTAGCCGAAGTCGTTCGGTGTCGAGGTCGCCATGTGTCACCCTCCGAGTGCGGTGTCGATGCCGAGCCCGACGATCGTGATGGGCAGCGGATCGGACTGGATGATCTCGACCGTGCCGTCGTCCGTGGCCCCCTCGGGGATCGGCGTGCGGATGCGCTTCGTCTGCATGTCGCTCTTCGTCAGGTCGACCGTGGGCAGCGGCGCCTGGTCGGGGTTGCCGTTGCCGACCGTGAACGCGCACGACTCGACGACCTCGACGTAGGCGTAGGCGGGGTTCTTGTTCCGGCTGCGCCCGAAGTCGTCGATGTTGTAGGCCGCGGGCATGGGGCGCAGCGTGGCCGTGTACGGGAGGCCGGCCGACGCCGATCCGACGACGGCCGGGCTCGCGGGGATCACGCCGCCGGTCACGACCTTCGACGACTGCACCTTGCCGTCGACCAAGGCGACGACCGTCTTGCCTTCGAGATGCGGCAGCGCGATCGTCGCGCCGGGCGTGCTGGTCTTGACGCCGCAGTCGACGAAGAACTGCTCCGCCATCGTGACGCCGCGCGTCATCGGGTCCATGCGCTCGACGAAGCGCTTCGTCTGGCCGTTGATGACGCGGCGGACCACCGCGTAGAGGATGTCCTCGAGCCCCTCGCTGACGACGCACACCGACTCGAACACGCCGTCGGTCTCGTGAACGTGCCACCCGCCGATGCCCTCCTCGGGAACGTAGGTGATGCCGAGGATCTGCCCGCTCGTCGACACGTACCACGCGATCGGGAACGGCGCGCGACCGAACGCCGAGTCGACGATGTCGAACCGATCGAACAGGTGCGAGGCACGCAGCGACACGTCGCCGCTGCGGAACGAGCCGGCCTCGTTCGAGAAGCCGAACTCGAACACGTGGCCGCCGCGGGCCGCGACGAAGAGCAGCGAGTTGTTGACGACCTGCGGGCGAACGAACGACGCGCCGATGTAGGTCTGCGCGCGGGCCGCCACGGACCCAGGCGCGAGCGCGTCTGAGTTGATCGGCGAGATGCGGAACTCGGCGCCGTTGGTCAGCGCGAGCAGCTGCGCCATCGGAACAAGGTGCCGGATCTCGTTCTGCTCGCGCGCCGCGATGTCGAACTGCAGCCGGTCCGTCTCCTTCACCGGGATGTGGTAGCTGATCTGCGACTCCGTGTCGGAAACGGTGCCGTACGAGCGCTGCCGGTGGTTGTCGGTGCCGGCGAAGAACCGCCGCGTCTCGAAGTAGCAGCCCGCGGCCGGGTAGCCGCCAGCGGCGCCGATCTCGGTGTCGAAGATGGGCGGCGACTCGCCAAGGTCGGGCGGCTGGTCGTTGAAGTCGGTGAACGTCACGGTCGGCGGCGCCACGCCCAGAGCGGCCTGCGCGGCCGTGTAGGCGACGGGGTCGATGCGGCCGATGAGGCCGAACTGGCCGGCGAGCTTGCGGTAGACGCGGTAGCCGAGCACGTCAGGCACCGCGCTCCAGGTGAGCGTGTTGCGAGCGCCGAACGTCTCCAGGATGTTCGACACCGTGACGGGGTCGCTCGCGGCCGACTCGCCGCCGTCCGGACCGATGGCCGCCACGACGTACGTCTGGCTCTCGTCGACGTTGCGGGGCGCGGCGTAGACCTTTGGATTGCCGGCGATCGTCGTGTTGGCCGAGCCCACCGGCGCCGCGGAACCGACAGCCCGGAGCGTGAACTCGGCCGTCGGCGACACCGTGTTCACGATGTAGAAGCCGGGGATCGTGATCGACCCGATCTGCCCGTTCGCGAGGTAGACCGAGTCGCCCAGGGCGAACTCATGGTTCGCGTCGGTGCCGCCGCTGCCGCACCGAAGCACTGCCGGCGTCACCGCGCTGACGGTCCGAATCTCGGTGCCCTTGCCGCGGTCGGCAGCCACCGAGAGGCCGCTCGGCTTGCCGGCCACGGAGGCGAATCGGATCGGGTCGAGCGTCCATCGCGTCGCACCGAACCGCCGCAGCTCCGAGGGCGGGTAGCTCTTGTGCAGCAGCGTGATGACGTCGTTCGACTGGAAGTAGTTGATGTCGAACAGGTCCGCCGCGGCGTAATTGTTCGGGATCTCGAACGTGCCGTCGGCCGGCATCTGATACCACGGCTGCACGCGCTGCCACGTCGGCGATCCCGTGCTGTTCGCCGAGAGGTTCAGCACCGTCGGGAAGCAGGTGATCGTGAACCCGCCCGTGCCCGCCGCGGTGATGTCGGTCGTGGTTCCGCCGACGGTCGACGAGACCGTGATCAACTGGCCGACGACCGACTTCACGAAGAACGGCGCCGTCGTCGACAGACCGCTCGGGATCGTGCCGCCACTCACGACGCCGAACTGCACGAGCGCGTTGACCGTGAAGCCGTGGTTCGGCGGGAGCTGGATGGTGTCGGCGCCCGTGTCGACGTCGGCGTTGGCGAAGTACTTCGTGATGCACGCGGCCGTGCTTGCGACCGCGAATGTGTTCGTCGAGATCGGGATCGGGTAGTAGGTCCGCCCGACGACGATCTCGGGGGGCAGCGTCCCGCCGCTCAACTGGAACTGGATCGGCGTTCCGTGCCGAAGCTGGTGACTCGTCGAGGTCACGAGATCGGTCGACGCGGAGTGCGTTCCGACCGCGGCAGCGAGAGTGATCGGCGAGATCTGCGCGGGGTCGTCCGCGGTCGCGTAGTACGACAGGCCGCCGAGCGACACGATGTCGCCGCGGGCGTACCGGCGGATGATCAGCATCGTCCCGGAGCCGAGCACGGGCCCCGGACCGCCGAAGGCGAGTGCGGTGCCGGCGAGCGCGTTGCCGAGCGTCGTCGCGAGCTTCAACGTCGTGCTGCCCGTCGCGATGACGTAGTACTGCACGAAGAGGAAGAGGTTCTCGGGGAGCTGCCCGCCGAGCGTGTGGTCGAGCAGCACGATGTCGCCGGTCGTGTAGCCGTGCGCCGTGCTGGTCGTGATCTCGTCCGTCGCGTTGTTCAGCGACGAGACGAGCTGGATGTTCAGGTAGGCCGGCGGCGAAGCGGTCACGTACGCGCCGCTCTGGAAGAAGCGGAACCGCCCCTCGGAGAGCTCGATGCCGAGCTGTTCGTCGGCCGAGAACTTGAACGCGATGATCCGCGTCGCCTTGGTCGAGTCCGCGACCTCCTTCACGAACCGGAAGCCGGGGCGGTTGAAGACCGGGCCGGTCGGCTCGCAGATCATGTTGCGCAGCTTCACGCAGCCGGTCTGCACCTGCGGCGACTCGACGTGCGCCGCCATCCGAGGCGACAGCTCGCCGCCGGAAAACGCCCGCATGAAGTTCCGCAGCTTCACCACGGCTCGCCCCAGCCCGTGCTCATGCCGCGGTTCGCGCGGATCGACTTCGGCACGTACTGGGGCCGCTCGCGCGAGCTGCGCGCGTCAGACCGCGCCGCCTCGTTCATGTACGCCTGCGCCTTCGCGAGCATCTCCGCGGATCGCTTCGACCCTTCGTCGCCGCGCTTGATCGGCGACGCGAGCAGCGACGCGAGGTGGAACGAGAACGCCAGCCGGAAGTTCGTCGGGTACTTGCGGACGTTGCGCAGCCGCTTCTCGTACCGAATCCAGGCGTCCGGGACGTTCGAGTAGACGACGCGCGTGCCGTCAGCCTTGCGCTCCTCGCTGAAGTCCGCCGAGCGCCGCGGCGTGAACGCCTCGGTCGGCGACAGCGGCGACGAGTAGAGCCGCAGCGTGCCGGTGGACGTGGCCGGATCGTCGTCCGGGATCACGTCGATGATGAACCCGGCGTCGCCCGGCGCGACGTAGGCGTAGGCCCACTGCGCCGTGTCGTTCTCGATCTCGTGCAGCTTCGCGCGCACCATGCCCTGGCCCCACGCGCGGCGCTCCTGCAGCGAGTCGCGAGCCGCATCGAAGAACCGCGCGCACAGGTCGGCGCGCTGCCCGGTCGGCGGCTTCAACGACGTCACGAGCCCAGGTTCGTCCAGGTGGCTCAGCGCCATGTTGCAGATCTCGGCGTCCCCGCTGCGGTCGTTGTCCTCGACGATCGCGCGCCACGAGTCGATGTGCCCCTTCTCGACCTCGTCCAGCTCGTAGCCGAAGTAGTGAATGCCGTCCCACAGATCGAGCCCCGTCGGGTCCCACGACTTCGCGTAGGCGTCCTCGGCCTCGAGCTGCCGCAGCGCGCGGTTGATCTCCTGCACGCTGGTCGGATCGCCGGGGACCTGGTCGACCGTGTCCTCGGTCAGCAGCGACTGCACGAACGGGATCTCTTCGGCGGTCTTCGGCCAGATCCCGCGCGCGACCATGTCGGCGCGGAAGCGGGCCCGGAAGGCGCGGTTCGCCGCGAGGTACTTGTCGCGCCACACCGGCATGCCCTGCTGGCCGCCGCTCGCCGTGTAGCCGTTGTAGCCGCTGGTCGCGTCCGCATCGGACTGCGCGCGCCACGCGCCGATCAGCTCGATCGTGTCGCCGACCGCGCCAGCCGCGGCGATGCACGCGTCGAGTTCGTCGAGGAACCGCTGGTAGCACGAGTTCGCGCGACCGATCGACCAGTCGTTCTGCTGCGCCGGGTCGTACCACGCGATCGTGCGCGTGCCGAGCTCGAACTCGCGGTGCGCCGTGCTGCTGCCGCCGAAGTCGCACTGCAGCACCCACACTTCTTCCCCGAGCAGTTCGGAGAGGCGCACGCCGCCTCCGACGGCCCACGAGACGCGCGGCGGGTACGTCAGCTTGAGGCCGCCGGTCGTGACGACGGGCTGATTCGAGAGCCCGTACATCTGCGGCAGGTGCCAGTGCGACGGGTAGTCGAACCCCGGCGGGTACGGGTTCGTCTTGCTGATGTCGCCGAAGGTCTCGACGTTGAGGTCGCGCTCGAACATCGACCACGGCAGCCACAGGCCGAAGCGATCGAACGCGACGCCGTTGATCGGCTCGATGGCGAACGTGTCGCCGGCCAGCGTCTTCCCAGGGAACGCGGCCTGCGTCACCGTGCGCGTCGCGTCGTTCCATCCGCTGATGCTGCGTGAAAGCCCGACGTTCCCGGCGCTCGCCACGCCCGCCGACGTGATGCAGCGGATTCGCAGCGAACGGAGATCTCCGGTTCGCAAGAGCCCGTAGTTCTGCGACAGGATGGTCGTGGTTCCGTCGGCCGCGCCGTCGGCGTTCGAAGTGTGGGCGAACGCCAACTCCTCGTTGCCGACCGGCGGCGGGTCGAAGGCTGGCGAGACCGTGATGCGAGCGCCAATCGTCGCGGGCTCGGTGGCGGTCGTGTAGGCGTGCACCATCGTGTGCGTGCCCGAGCCAGACGCGCCCGTGAGGTCGAGCGTTGCGCCGCCCGGCGTCGCCGAGAGCGTCACCTTCGTGCCGATGGTCTTCAGGTAGTAGACGACGAACGGCGACAGGCCAGCCGGCAGCGTGCCGGTCGTCAGGAACCGCACGGCGTTGTTGACCGCGAACGCCGATCCGGCCGACGTGAGCGCGATCTCGTTCGTCGCCGCGTCGATGTCCGCATCGACGAAGCTCTTCGTCATCTCCAAGACGGCCGAGATCGTGTGCGTCGTCTGCGTCAGCTTCCGGAACACCGTCGCGACGCCGTTGCTGCCGCTCTTGAACCGCTGCTCGACGTAGATGTTCGTCGTGGTGTGCGCGAGGCTGTTCGGCAGGCCGAGGAACTGCGACGAGCCGTTCGCCGTGTTGAAGATCTGGCCGGCGACGCGCGCCGTGCCCGGATAGCTCGAGTAGCCCGTCGCGAGCGGGTTGTAGAGCACGAAGAACCGCACGTTGCGGATCGCGACGCCGCGCAGGCTCTTCGACCCGGTGAAGCCGGGGATGCTGTGCGGAATCGTGAACTGCGTGTCGGTCGACCCCGACACGCGCCGCGGCGCGAGCAGCAGGTTGAGGTCGGGCCGATCCGTCAGCCACGTGGCGATGTCGTGCCACGGGCCGGTCGGGCTCTGGCCGAAGGCGATCGCGAGCTTGCGAACCGCCACGGCTCAGCGGTTCGCAGAGATGCCGTCCGGGAACTTCGTCAGCTTCACCGGGCTCGGGACCCGATCCGTCAGGAAGCACGAGATCTTCCCGGCGCTGAACGTTCCACCCGACAGCGTGTAGAAGGCCCCGAAGTACCGCCACGGCAGCGTGATCGCCTGCGCGTAGGCGCGCTGCGCTTCGCTCAGCGGCGACACCGGAACGACGATCGTCGCGCCCAGCGTCAGCTCGTTCGCGGTCGACACGGGGTGCGACGCGAAGTACTGGACGCTCGAACCGACCAGCGTTGCCGTCGTGACGCCGGTCTGCGCCGGCAGCACGTCGAGCACGTTGTTGAAGATCAGCGCGGGCGCACTCGTCGCGATCGCGAACGCCTGCGTCACGGTGTAGACCATGTACAGCGGCGTGCCGTTGCCGATGTCGCGCATGACCGGGCCGAGGTCGACTTCCTTCGTCGAGCGCGCCGACGCGGTCGTGATGGCCTGGTCGGTGGACAGCTTGAACTTCTCGTCGCCGTTCATTCGGTCGCCCCCTTCTTCCCCTTCTTCGCCGGAGTCGATTCGACGGCCGCGGGAGCCGGCGACTCGGCCGGCTTCGCGGGTTCTGCCTTGGGCTGGCCCCAGATCTCGTGCCCGCGGACTTCGCCGGGCAACTTCTGCGGCTGCTCGTTCTTGGGTCGGCCCCACAGTTGCCACCCGCGCATGACGGGGCGGTTGATCTGCGAGGCCGGGACGACTTGCTCGTGATCAGCCATGGCTCACACGTCCGAGCTGACGTTGTCGTCGTAGCTCGTGTACTGCCGCGGCTTGTCGGTGAGGTAGGCCGTGATCGCGCCCGTCGTGGTGGTCGCGACTGCCGTCACGATCACGATGCCGATGAAGCGCTTGTAGTTCTCGACCGGGATCACGATCTCCCGTCGGAAGCTGGTGGTGAGCGACGCGGCGGCGGTGGCGCCAGTCGCGTAGTGCGTGGTCGGCGAGCTCGTCAGGTTCGCGTTGTCCGAGCTGCGGAACTGGATGTCGACGGTCGGCGAGCTGCCGGTCGACACCGCGGTCGTGACCTGGATGACCAGATACACCTGCCGGCCAGCGCCGAGGTTTCGCGTCGCGCTCGGGCTGTGGTTGCAGTCGAGCACGGTGCCGACCGCCACCGTTCCGGCCGCCGCGGCGATCGAGGTCGCGTCGCAGAAGAACGTCTTGTTGTCGAGAATGGGCATGCGTGTGTTCTCCGTGTGGAGCGGCCCGCCGTTGCCAGCGGGCCGCGGTCACCGATCAGGCGATGCCCTGCTCGGTCTTGGTCAGGACGTCCATCCGGCCGAACGGGATGCCGTCGAACATCATCACGGGCTTGCCGCCGACCGATTCCATGGTCAGCGTGCTGTTGGCGACCTTGTTCGCGATCTGCCGGCGCAGGAACGAGCGCACGCGACCGTTCGCGTAGAACTTGAGCCGCACCTTCGCAGCGACCTGCTGCGGGATCTTCTCGACCATCTCGGTGAGACCGTCGATCAGGTCGTTGCCGCTGGCCGCGTTCTTCGTGAGCGTCGCCTGGTCGACGATGTAGCGGCAGTTCGCGCGCCAATCGCGGACGACGAGGCCCATCTTCCAGGAGCACCAGACGCGCCGCACCGGCTTGCGACCGTTGCTGCCGTCGATGTTCTCGGAGATGACCGGCTCGAACGGCTTGATCGTCAGGCCGGCCGTCTTGCTGCCCTTCGGGAAGATGCCGAACGTGCCGTGATAGCCGTGGCCGACGAGCCAGATCGACGACTTGTTCGCGGACGTGTCCGACGAGCCGAAGATGTTCTCGCCCGACTCGGCCGTGCGGTCGTTGTAGTGCTGGATCAGGCCGGCGAACGACGCGGGGTTCGTGACCTCGTCGCCGTAGACGCCGGTCGTGCACATGTCGATGGTCATGCCGCCGACGTGCGCGGCGACCTGATTGGCCATGAACACGTCCTGCTCGCCCTGCGCCTGGACCTCTTCCTCGTCGACCTCGAGCAACGACGCGAGATGACCGATCTGCGCGTTGATCTGGGCCGTGGTGCCCTTCGAGGGCTGCGCGCCCTGATACCAACGCAGGAACGTGCCGTTGGCGAAGCCGGTGCGCACCGTGGTCTGGTACGCGAACGCGCTGTTCGCCTCGATCTGCTCCAGGTCGTGGATGAAGTCGTTCTGCTGGTCGACCTGCTCGACGATGTCCGCGTGATACCCGTCCGGGTCACGCAGCTTCAGCCAGTCGAGCATGTTGGGATTGCCGGATGCCATGGATCACGCCCCCTTCTTTGCAGCGAGGTCAGGAAACAGCTTTTCGCCGAGCGTCTTCTTGCGCGCCGCGGCGGTGCCGGTCGCGATCGAGTCCTCGCTGAACTCGCCTGCGACCTTCACGAGGAACTTCAAGAACGGCAGCCCGATGCTGCCGAGACTCTTGGCATCGAGGCCGTCCGCGGAGAGCAGCTGCTGCATCTCCGGCGTGCCGTGCGCTCGAATGAGCTTCCCGACCGCGGCGAGCGACGACTTGAGGTTGTCGCCGCCGACGTCGGGGTCGGTCTGGATGGCCTTCGCGTTCGCGTCGGCCTGCGCCTTCTGGTCGGCGTGGAGCTGCTCGCGCAACGCGACGAACAGGCCCTTCGCCTGCTCGACGTTGGCGCCGTTCGCGCGCGCTGCCTTCTCGAGCGCGGACAGGTACGCGTCGGCCGGCTTCTCGCCGTCCTTCCACTGCCAGTCGAACGGCTTGTCGGCCTCGGCCTTCGCGGGCTCGGCCGGCTTCTCGCCCTTCGACGCCTCGGCGAGCTTCGTCGCGAGCGTGGCTTCGGGAGCCGGCGTCGCGGCCTTGGTCGCGGTCTCCGCGGGAGCCGGGGTTGCCGGCGTCGCGGGAGTCACGGGCGCAGCGGGAGCTTCAGTTGCGGCGGTCATTGGTCATCGTGCGGTCCAGGTCTTCTGCGATGCGCTCGCGATGCATCTCGGCGGCTTCCTCGGGCGCGACGCGCTCGATCCACTGCTCGAACTGCATGGCGAAGTCGTGCAGCGCGGCGCGGCCAGCGGTCACGCGGTCGTCGACCGCGGACGTGGGCAGGCGCACACCCATCTGCGCGAGGAGGCGGCGCAGGAACTTGCGGCCGCCCGGTGTGCCCATCACGGTGAGCACGTCAGCCTTCTCGACCATCCGCTCGAACTGCTGCTGATGCGCTGCCTCTTCGGCGAGTCGCACGCGGCGTTCGAGGTTGAGCGGGTCGGCCTTCACGAGCCGCGGACGCTAGGAACCCGAAAACCGATTGCGTTCCCTATGCGGAAGCGCGGCTCTCGGCCTGAGCAGCGGCGAGATCCTTGGCACCCTTCGCGAGCTGCGGCATCTGCTGCGCCTGCTGCTGCGCGGCGATCGCCTTGTTGCGCGCCTCGCGCACCGGCTGCGCGCGCTCCTTCGGGATCGTCATGCGCACCGACACCGAGTAGCGGCGTGCGTACTCGTCGATGATGTTGTCGATGTCGAGGCGGTCGCGGACCTCTTCGAAGCCCATCGCGAGCAGGTTGCCGGCGAACCCGATGAACTGGTTCGTGGTCGCGATGCCCGCCATCCGCTGCGCGATCGACAGGATGCCCTTGAACCGAACCGTCAGCTCCTTGCCGAGCAGCTCGGCCGGCGGCGGTCCGAACTTGCCGGCCATAAACAGACGCTCGAACGTGGTCTCGACGTGCGGACGCAGGAACTCGTCGTCGATGCGCGCCTTCCGCGGCGCCAGGATGGCGAGCTGCTCGGTCTGCATCGCCGCGATCTCGCGCGCGGTCTTCTGCGCGTCGCGGCCGCCCTGCGGACGGGCGAGCATCGCCCACAGGTCGGAGCCGAAGGCGCGGTGGATGCGGCGCCGCACGTCCTCGTTCTCGAGCAGCAAGTGCTCGTAGTCGATCCGCACGTCGTGCAGCGGACGGATGAAGCCGGCCTCGTTGTTCGTGTAGGTGAAGCCGCCGGGGTCGCGGTTCACTTCCTGGCCCTTCAGGATCGCGTCACCCTGCAACGCCGGGTCGACCATCTTGTCGAGCGCGACGCTCTTGTCGAACTGCTGCTGCTGGAGCTGCTTGATGGCGCCCAGCGCGCGGCGACCGGGCCCGAACCCGTAGACGTCACCGGCGTGCACGTCGAAGCGCGGCGCGATGACGGGGAAACGGCGGAATCCGCCCTCGCCGAGGATCTTGCCCCGCTCGTCGATGCCGCGCTCGAAGTAGCACGACATCCACGGCATCGACTTCTTGTCGCTCTTCGTGATGTCGCGCACCCATCGCGGTTCGACGACGTGCACGATCTCGATGCGCCGGTGGTAGTCGCCGCGGTCGTACGCACGCTTCGTGCGGCCCGAGACGGCGTCCGGGCCCCACTTCTCGACGACCTGCGCGATGGTCATCTTGAAGCGGCGGAAGCACGTGTTGATGCGCTCGCGGTGGTCGGCGGCCAGGAAGAACTGGCCGATCGGCATCATCTGGTTGTGGATGCCGAACTCGTCGTCATCGAGCAGGAAGCTGGCCGAGTGCCCGAACGGGCCGAGGTGCTGGAAGTGCTTGTGGAACGACTGGTAGGTGTTGCTGCGCGAGTACACACCCATCTGGATGCGCACCGCGCGCTGCAGCCACTCCTGCACGGTGTGGAAGTCCTCGAGATCAGGATCCTCGAGGCCGAACTCGAACCACGGCTCGCTCTGGTTCGTGTTGCCGTTCATCATCCCGGCGGCCTGGATGTCGTTCGCGTCGATGCCCGCGTCGTCGATGATCTTCAGGTCGTCGCGACCGCCGCGAAGGTCCTCGTTCTCGTCGAGGAAGCGCGCCGCGCCGGGCAGCACGTGGTCGCAGATCTCGCGGTTGACCTCGTCGACCGGGCGGCGGATCTGCTCGAGCTGCCCGAGCTCCTTCTCCATCCGCTCGCGGTTGGTCTGGTAGCTGCGGTCGCGAGTCTTCAACGTCGCCACGCGGTCAGCCTCCGAGCGCCGACGGCGGGCCGCCGAGACGGAACGAGGGTCGGCCGGTCAAGACCGTGGAGAACGGGCCGCCGAGCGCCGCCATCTGCTGGTCGGTCTGCAGCGAGCCGAGGTCGGGGATGCGCCGTTTCGCGCGCGCCGTCTCTTCGGCGAGCCGCGAACTCTCGGCCGCGGCGCGAGCTTGTGCCTGCTGCTGCGCCGATCGCTGCCTTCCCTCGGCGATGTTCGATCGCCGCTGCTGGTCCTGGTTCTGCGCGATCCCGGCACCGAGACTGACGATGGCGGTCGCACCGGCGACGTACGGCATCAGCGACCTCCGAGGAGACGCGAGTAGGTGATGTCCTGGACGGCGTAGCGGGTGTCGCGCGCCATCTTGCGATCGAGGGCAGTGCCATGCTTCGCGTGCCACCGGATCTCGACGGCGCCCATGGCCTCGGCTCGCGCCTCGGTCTCGTCGCGCAGGCGCAGGAACACGCCGGCGCCGCGCTTCGACTGCTCGACGAAGATCACGTCGTTCTGCGCGTAGACCACGTCGCCGTAATGCAGGTTTTGCATCACGAACGTCACCGAGTAGCCGACGAGCGTTTCGCCGTCCCACGCCGCGAGCGCGAGCAGCATGCCGGTGCGCTCCATCTGCTCGTACAGCGGCCACACCGGGTTCAGGACCATCACATCGCGATTGCGGCCGACCTCGACCCAATGCGCGCGGAGCAGCGGCATGGCGTGCTCGCGCATCTCTGCGACGGTGCTCGGCCGGATGTCGATCGCGGTGGCCTGCATCACGCCCCCTTCAAGGCGATCACGAAGCCGGCGTCGGTGAACGTCGCCTTGGTGCAGGCGATCGGGATGACCAGCCACTGCGGCCCGGTCTCGTCGGTGAAGTCGCCCAGGGACAGCGTGGCGCCGCCTACGAGCGTGAGCGTCACGCCTCGGCAGTTCTGCTTGACCATCACCGCGTCGGCCGTCCCGATCGAGAAGTCTGTGTTCGTCGTCGCGACGACTGCGCGCGCGTACGTCTGGACCATTGCCATCGCCATGGTCGTCGGACCCTAGGCAGCGCTCGCCGAATTGCGTTCCCTCTCAGAACCGAGCGAACGGGTCGTAGCGCTTCCGCTTGCCGGTCTCGATCTCGTGGATCAGCGCGTTCGTGCTGGCCTGCTTCTGCTGCTGCCGGCTCATCACGGGATGCGCGAAGGTCAGCGCGAGCGCGTCGGCGAGGTCTGGCGACCGCTGGAGCCGCTTCTTCACGAGCTTCTTGTCCTCGAGCAGGATCGCGTCGCCCTTGAACGAGTAGGTCGGGGCCGACAGCTCGCCGATGAGCTCCGGGATGTTCGGCAGGCAGCCGCCGCCCTTCACCCACTCGGCCATGGCCCACCACATTTCGGCGCGCTTGTTCGCGAAGCCCTTCGTCGATGCGCCGCCCGCGAAGTGGATGCCGATGGGGTTGCGACCGAGCGCGCGCAGCTGGTCGATCCAGCCGCCGCCGAAGCCACCCGTGTCGTCGACGAAGCAGGCGTCCGCTTCCCACTCGCTCCACCGCTGCGCGACGCGGCCGGCGCCCTGCAGCGAGTCCACGTTGCGCAGGACGGTCGGCAAGAACGCGATGACGCCCTGCCGGCCGAACAGGACGCTGCGGTCGTCGCCCTCGCGCGCCACGTCCACGCCAATGATCTTCGGCGCGGCCTCGTAGGCGCCGGGTTGCGCGTGCCTCTGCATCGCGTCGCGCACCTGGTCGGGCGAGAGCAGCGTGTTGATGCCGCCCGGCGGGAACTTGCCGAGGATGTAGGCCTGAACCCAGGCGTTGTCGCGGCCGTACTCGGCGATCTGCGCACGCGCCCACTCGATTGAGATGCGCGGCGAGCGCTTCGGGTCGTCGGGGTCGCCCGTGATGCGGATGACGTGCCACATCGCCGACTGCGTCGCGGCGAACAACATGCCCTGCTGAGTCAGCGGGTTGCCGCTCTGGATGATCTTGCCGAACTCTGGACCGGTCGACAGCGCCTGGTCGGCAGCCTTGGCGACCTGGATCGGGATGCCGCCGCTCTCGTCGATGAACGCGGCGACGAACGGCCCGTGCAGACCCGAGAGCGTCTTGCCCATCTCGTCGGGGCTCGCGGTTTTCGGGAACGACCGCGCCTCGACGAACCACGTCTCAGGGTGGTCCTTCGACTTCACGCGCTCCGAGGTCCACACGAACGCCGCCATCAGGAACGGCGATCGCTGCTGCCACTTGCTCAGTTCGGGCCACAGGTTCGCGTCGAGGTTGTCCTTCGTGACGGCGACAGCGAAGCCCTTCGGGTGATCGAATTCACTGCCCCAACACGAGATGAACCACCAGATCAGCCACGCCAGCAACGCGGTCTTGCCGGGACCGGCGCAGGCCTGCAGCGCGATGCGGGCCATGGCGGGATCGCGCGACGCGAACGCGAGCAGCGCGTCCTTCTGCCACTCGTCGGGCTCGACGCGGAACTGCTCGCGAACGTAGGCGATCGGGTCGCGACGCCATCGCAGGATGTTCCGCGACGCCTCGATCACTCGCCCTTCTCTTCCAGCTTGTTCGCGCCGCCCACGATCTGCGCCAGCGTCAGCTCGCCCTTGTGTTCGATCTTCGCGTTCTGGCCGAACACGTGCGGCGCGTAGCACGCGGCGAGCTTCAACCGGATCTCACACCGCAGCTTGCTGCGCGCGATCCACTCGGTGTTCGGCCGCTCGTTGCCCTTGTCGTCGGTGACGGTGTCGTTTGACGTGTCGTCGGCGATCTCGAGCGCTTCCTCGGCCATCGCGTACGCGCCCTCGACGCGCGCGGCCTCGAACGCACCGCGGAACTTCTCGTCGGCGTTCTTCCAGTTCTGGACCGTCGACTTCGACACGCCGCTCTCGCGGCAGTAGCGGATCAGCGGCTTGCCGTCGGCCAGCCATTCGAGGATGGCCGGGCCGTGCTTCTTCGGGTCGTGCTTCTGCTTCGCCGGCATGGCTGCCTCCTCAGCTCATCGGGGGAGCCATGATCTCGCCCGAGGGCACGTACAGCTCGCCGGACGGCGGCTTGTCGGGCATGTCCCGGAGATCCTGCTTCGTCACGATCGCGAGGACGTGGTCCTCGTGCAGCACCGCCACGCAGGCTTCTTCGGACATGAAGAGCCCCTGCCGGAACATCACGATCAGGCCGACCGTCAGGCTCTTGTCCTCGCACCGCGGCCCGACCGACTCGATGGTGCCGTGGCGGTAGTAGCTGGCCCGGCGCCGGTTGGCCGGCATGTGGATGCCGCCAGCGCTCACGTCGGAGCCTTCGGGGATGCGGACGACGATGTTCTTTCCGGTCGCTTTCATGGGTTGTGCTGTTGCGGCATCGGGATGGGTGTCGCGTTGGGATTCGGGAAGGGGCGCCGCTCGTAGTAAATCAGGGCCTTGACGGTGCGCAGGCAGGCGATTCCTGCCCGCCGAGCGATCTCGGGAGCGGGCAAGTTCTCGTGCTCGTAGAGGTTGCGCACGTACAGCACGACGCCATCGGGGATTGTGCAGTGGCCGTTGCGTTCACCAGGGGGAGCGCCCACGGAGGCGGGACGCTACCGGGTCCGCTGCGTTTTGTCAGCGCCCACTCACGGAACGATGGTTTTCCCGGATTCTTGTCCCCGCCGAGCCCAAAGGGAACACCTGCGACAACGCGAGCGAGCACCGGCGCGAGCGAATCAGGGGCACACGTGTGCGCGCGAGGCGTGCAGGATCACGATCGTGAGGGCTGCCGCCTCACAACTGTGAGTTGTCACCGCAGCACTTCTCGCCACGGCTTTCGAGCTGGCACAATCCACGCGGTGACGGTTGATCCGGGCTCCATGATGGGGTCGGCCACCTGCAGCCGCAGGAATCGCGCGCCGGCATCGAGCTGCCCCTGCAACTGCGTCTGCAACGATTCCTCGGCCTTGTCGATCCACTCCCGCATCTCCGGCGTCTCCGGGCCATTGCGGATCAGGCGAACGCGCCATTCCGTCGCCTGTGGTGGGTCGAAGGCAACAGCACGCACGCGGTCGGGCAGCCAACCGTTGACCGCCCCGAGCACGGCGCCAGCGAGCAGGCGACCGAGGAAGCCGCGGCGGTTCATCGCATCCCACTTTCGACCACGGTGTAGTGATCGTAGGCGTCCGGGTTGAGCCCTTCGTGCTCACGCGCGAATCGGTGAGCGTCTTCCGGCGTTCGAAACACGCCAAGAACCTCACTCGGTGCGCGCTCCCAGCACCCCATCAGCACAAAGACTTTGCGAGGGATCGTCTCGTCGTTGTTCATGGTGCGATCACTCCCGGCGCAGTCCACGACCCCCGCGGCACCTGCGCCCAGATGCTCCGCGCACGCTCGTCGTCGGGATCGTGCCGCAGAACGGTCGCCACGGCGAGCGGCATGCCGAACCCGTTGAAGGACTCGTCCGACCCGGTGTCGCCCGCGACGGGTCGCACAGGCTGCGTCTGCCAGCGGTCGCCGACGAGGCGGAAGGCGTCGCGAACGACCGTCCTGGCGAGCCGCAGCGCCACGTCTCGACCCTCGGCCGGTCCGAGCACCGCGCATGCGAGGTCGAGGCCGTAGGCGCCAACGCTCTGCTGCCACGGCATCCACCAGTCGCCAGCGCCGAGGCGAGGATCGTCGCGGCGAACGTCCACGACGTCGCGGTCGCGCCACGCGGGAATGATCACTTCGTTGGCGCGCCGCAGCCAGTGCGCGCGAACACGCTCCGCGAGCGCCCGGTCCTCGAGGTTTTCCCACAGGTGCACGGCCCCGATGCCTTCCCAGCCGACGGCGCGGGCCGCGTACGGCTGTGTGGTTGACCATCCCGGCGTGGTTGTCCACTGGCCGAGGTAGACGTGGGCTTGGTGTTCGAGCTCCCACTGCAAGGCATGCGAGCCGGTGACGCGAGCAGCTGCTGCGGTCTGGTTGAACAGCCAGTGTTCCACGTCGGGGCCGCTCCAGCCGTGGCACTCCTCCAACGTCGGGTTGCGGGGCTTGCCGAGGCGGTTCGGGCTCACGCCAACGCTCCAGTGGCACATGCCGTCCCAGTAGATGAGCCGCGGCACCGCCGTCGTGGGGTCGACGATCGTGCCGTCCGCGTTCAGGTGGTGGCACGGCCGCGACAGGATGCGCAGCGCGTTGAGGTATCGCACCTGTTCCGCACCGAGGCCGTCAGGCTGCAAGCACTCGCCACCCACGAATACCTGATCCTCCTGCGACCCCGTCGTGCCCGACTGCGGCGCGGGGCCGAGGAGGGGCGGCTCCCAGGTGTGCAGGCGGCGCAGCGATTCCTGGTAGAGCCCGGTGGTGAACGCCGTTGCGTTGAATCCTGCCGGCAGCGTCGGGTTGCCGTCGGGCAGCAGCTTCGCGATGCCGACTGCGCACACGCTGCGGTTCACCCCCGCAACTACCGCAAACCACTCATTGATGACGTTGCGGGGCCACACGAGGGTGACCGGCACGCCGCGCGCCTGTCCGGTGGCGAACGAACCTTCCGGGACTACCGGAAGGTTCCAGCCTGCGCCGGGGACGTGGACGAGGGCGTCACCCCACGACAACCGCAATCCGGGACTGCTCGGTGAGTCGGGCGATGTCGAAGCACCATTCCCGGCTGTCTCCTGGGTAGCTGATCTCCCTTCGATCGCATACGGAGCACCACTGCGCTCGTAACCATCCGTGGGCGGGGCGCTCGACGAGGAACTCGTGCCAGTCGTGGATGTGGTCGGAGACGGCGAGGTCAACGCCGAAAACGGTGAGCTTGTCTCGCATAGGACATCCGGGATTGAAGGGTTCGACGCGCAGCACACAACCTCCCCGACCATCAAGCCGGGCTCGTCGGGCCGCCACAAGAGCCAGAGGTCGACGTGCCACAGCGAGTGCAGCCGCCCCTGGAAGTGCATCGCCAGCCCCGTGCCATCCTGCCGCGCGTCGCGGAGTTTCAGCTCGGTGCCGTTCACGGTCGGGAGGCGAGCGCCGAAGAACCGCGCAGGGTCAGCCGGCAGCGGGCCGATTGCCCACCGTGCGCGCTTGGCCGTGCCGAGGTCGATGGTGCGTTGTTCGTTGGGCTTGAGTTCGACGCGGAGGTCCACGGCCCAGGTGTCGAGGCCGGTTTGGCGGCCGCGCACGAAGAGAACACCGCCCACTTCGCCAACGGGTAGCGGCTTCGTGTCGACGACGGTGCGGGTCCAGCCAGCGAAGGACGTCTCGCTGTAGTTGGCCAGGCGGACGGTCTGCGCGGGGAGCGCGGCGAGGAGAAAGAGCGTGGCGATGAATCGCATGGCCGCCACTCTACTCGTCGACCACAGTGACGGGGATGTTATGTCGGCGACAGCGGACGATCATGTCGTTCGTCCCGCGGCCACCGGGGAAGGCGATGCAGTGGTCAGGCTTGCCCTCGTCGATCATGCGCTGGTTTCGCAGCGGGCCAGCCTTCTTGCCCTGCGACTCCCAAAACGCTCTAAATCGCGTAGCGGTCACACGTCGCCGAATCGACCACTGAAAAGCCATCTCGTCAGCGCCATCCGCATCGCCGACGATCGTGCAGCGCACCGGAGTCTTCGCGTGGAACTCGTCGAGCACGGCGGCCACACGCTTCGCGTCGCGGTAGTCCCTGCCCCCGCACACAAGCAGCCTCACGGCTTCTCCTTCGCTGCGCCGACAGCGACAACGAGTTTCGCGAGGGCTTCGGAGAGGGTGTCGCCGTGCGCCCATACGCGCGCAATGTCGTCGCCTTCGGCACCGATGGATGCCTCGTACTCGTTGCCGAGGTCTACCACCTCAAGGGGAAGCGGGCATCCATCGCATTCGATGTAGGTCTTGCTACGCAGCCACGCCAGCATCTCCGGGATGCACGCGGCGTCGGTGGAGAATGCGGGAACGAATCGACGCCTATAGACACCCGCGGTTCGTCCTGGAGGCAATCCGCACGGGTCACCGTCAGCATCGTC